CATATGGGTAGACTTGTTGTTTACCCTAAAAAGACATTGGTTTTTACCGAGGCCAATTAGTAACACACACCGCTAGTTTTTACTTTTTTTAACGAAAGGGGAGTGTCATGGAAGATGAAATTACCATGATTGATCGAGAGTTGAGGCAGATAGTTGTTCCGAGTTTTTCGCCACCATGCAGTCTTAATGACGAGGCATCTGTGGAACCGCTAACCATAACAGGTGTTGTTAACGCTGACGAACAGCTTTTAAAGTTTCTTTTGTTTAATGGTATTAGCACCCATGCTATTGGGCAAAACAAGATGATGTCTATTACTAGCATAGATGACATCACTTCGGGCAGAGGATCGTATTCTGACACGATCATAAAAGTGAGAATGAAAATGGGCGACCTAAACACAGTTGTCTCTATTGAATTATCAAACGAGCAACTTGAAGAAATTGTAAGGATTGGACTTCGCACTCAGTTTGGTGCAAATGTTGAATCGGTTAGAGTGATATCGTTGTATCACGGACTCAAAAAGTACGAGTTGGAAGTTACTTTTAAAGGAAGGGGTTAACATGAAAATTGGTAAGCCTGTTGGTTTTGGCCAGCTTAACAAACCGAAAGCAGTTGTTTTCGGGGCTGAAGGTTCGGGTAAATCTACGATGGGATCGAAGCTTACAAAAGCTTTGTTTCTTGATGTCGAGGGTGGTATTTCTGGCATTGATATTGATTGTGTGGCAATAAAAACATGGTCAGAATTTGTGGCTACGATCAAAGAGATCGTAACATCTACAGAGTTTGCTTATGAAAATATTGTCATCGATTCTCTAACCGCTTTGGAAAGATTGCTTCACCAGCACATCTGCCAAACATCTGGAGCATCATCAATCGTGCTAGCCTGTGGCGGGTATGGTAAAGGGCTGGTGGAGTCTGTTACTCAGATGTCTTTGCTGATTAATAGCCTTAACGCAAAGAAGGATCTTGGGGTTTACTTTTTGTGTCATTCGACAGTAAAAAGTGTAAATGACCCAACAAGAGGCGAATATGCTTCTTTCGGTGTTCGTGCTGACAAAGCAATGTCCGAATGGGTAACCAGTTGGGCAGACTTAATTGGGTTCGTTGAGATTGATTTGATGGTTGGTGATGATGGCAAGCCTATCATTCGCAAAGACGGCAACGAAGTACGCAGAACGATTACGGTAACACCAAGGGGTGGACTGACTGCGAAATCCAGAATCCCAGGGGTAACTGGAACGATGACTGTTGACAATTTTGTGACTAAGGTTAATGAAATTTTTTCTAAGAAAGGTAAGTAGTTATGAGTGATGAATTTGAAATCTTTGGCCAAGATGAAGCGAAAGAGCTTTTAAAGGCTGATATTCTTCCCCCAGGGGAATATCCAGTAATTATCACTAAAGCGGAAGTCCGCACTAAGGATGACAAAAAATGGTTGTCTCTTGGTTGTCAGATCGATGCTCCACATGATATGCAGGGAAGGTACAAAACCTTTACCTTGTATATCAAAGACGGTCATCCTAATCCACAGGTTTGCAGTATCCATGCTAAGTTAAGGCAGAGTCTTGATGCTGCTCTTGGATTAGATCGCATGACCCTGACAAACATCATTGGTCAGGCCTGTGTGGTTAAAATCAAAAACAGCGAAAAGAACGGTTCTACCTATGAAAATGTAGAAAAGTTTTTGAAAGCTGTCTAATCTTTGCTCATGTTGCACTTGGAAGCAACCGATAAGAAAGGTAAGGAGGTGCAACATGAGTAAACTTTTCTTGTTTTGTTTGTGTTTCTTGATTGGATGTCAGGGAACAAGGAATTCGATAGAAACTGGGGCATCGACAACTTTAATGTCTGATTCCCCAGTAATCGAAAAAATGGATGTAAATCTTAAGTTTAAAAAGGAGTGGTAGACATGGAAGTTATTGCCAATGTTTTTGAGTTACGAGCAGCGGTTACAAATGCTTTTGGTGAAAAAAGTTTTATTGAAACACTAGAGCGAAGAGGAATGTATCGCTCACGGATTGCTTCAGTTGTTGATACAGATTGGTCTACTGAAGATGGTCAACTAATAGCACATCATTGGACAGTTGATCCAGAACCAATTGTCGAAAAATTTAATTTCCCGCCCAGTTGGTCAAACAAGGAATCTTGGAAAAACACTTTTGAATCTGATTATCCTGAGTGTTTAGAAGATGCATTAGATATCGCTCTTTGGACTCCAAGAACCCCATCTAGATTAATCATTGAAGATGACAATGGTATTCGAGTTTTAAAGTCGATTGAAACAGATCCAGTTCAAAGGGTTGAAGAAAAAAGAATTAAACCTGTTAGCTTTCCGATTAAAAGGAAGAAGCCTGTTAGCAATCAACCTACCTTATTTGGAGCTTAACATGAGTGATGAACCTTTATTCGATCCAGAAGAAACCAAACCAATTCCCGCTGGAACTTACTCTGCTCGCATCATGCGAGCGGAGATTAAAACTTCTAGAGCGGGAAACAAATACCTTGCTTGCGATATGCAGATACTGCAAGGATCACAGCAGGGTAGAGCATTGGATGCAAACTTTCACATCTTTTCGACTGACACAAAGTTCAGAGCAGACTCAAGAAGGAAGCTAGCAAGGCTGGCTTCTTCATGCGGTATAACTACTGTGATGAAACCCGAAGAACTTGTAGACAAACCTTTTCTAGTCGAAATAGGTGAAACCACAGATAACTATGGTGCAACGAATTTGATTCTTGGGTATTCAAAGTTAAAGTAAATTTTACAAAGGGGTTTAAAATGAGTGATTTTGATGATTTTTCAGAAAAAGAAATTGCTGAATACATAAAGGACAAAATAAGTCGAGGTAGTAATATTGAAGACTATTTGAAATGGATGTACGAGAACCATGCAAGCCCAAAAGCAATAGCCAAAACGAAAGAACTCCATTCAGAACTTTCTGGGAATGGGCTTAAATCTTTTGAAGATTTTATTTCTAGACTCAAACTTAGCACTTGTTTTTCAACTATTCATACGGAAAGAGAAGATGTTTTTAAAAAGATTGAGAATGAAAAACTAAGAAAAATTTTAATTGACACTTGGGAAGTTAATTATCATGCTTTTAACGACATTCTTGTTGCAATATGGAAAATAGGTAATGACAAAGAAATAATCAGTCATCTTAAAAGAAACCGCAGACAATTACAAAAACTTATTGCACTACTCAATTTTTTGTTTGGTTTAAGAGAAGTAGTTTCTTTTAAACTTTTTGAAGGCAAAGCAGGTTTAGAGAAAAATGTGTTACCATATATCTCTTTTTTAAAAAACTTGTTTCCCGAATTAAATCAAGAATTGAAACTCTACGAATAAAAGCAAGTCATTAAAAATTAGGAGGACAAATGCTTAGAAAATATCAAAAAGATGCTGTGAATTCATTATTTGAATTTCAGCATGATCGCCCTGGGCAATCATCTGTAATCGTGATTCCAACTGGTGGCGGGAAAACGAGAGTGATGGCTGAAATAATCAGACGATCATTTGAAGCCAATCCTAATTGCAGGGGAATGATTCTGTCTCATGTAAAAGAATTGCTTGAGCAATCATCCAAAACTTGTACACATTACGCTACCACAACAGGACTCCCTGTTGAGTCAATCGGGGTTTACTCCGCTGCTCTAAAACGCAGAGAAGTAAAACCTTTGACGATTGCAGGGATTCAAAGTGTGTACAGAAAGGGTGCTGACTTTGGCTATCTGGATTTCATTATGATTGATGAATGCCATTTGATCAGCCAAAACAAAGAAACCATGTACCGAAAGTTTCTGTCTCAGGCAAAGATTTCTAACTCCAGAGTGAAAGTTGTTGGATTAACCGCAACCCCTTACAGACTTCAGAGCGGAATAATTTTTGGTCACAAGGAAAAGACCTTTGATAATTGCTGCTACGCAATCGGGGTCAGGGATTTGATTGATGAAGGTTTTCTTTCTCCGCTAGTAACAATGGGTACAAGTGATTCGCCTGATCTAAAGAATGTCAGAATTAGAGCGGGTGAATACTTCTCAAAGGATCTTGATGCGATTCTTGAAAACGCTGACCTTGTTCAATCCAGCGTTAAAGAAGCAATCGTAAAGGCATCTTCAAGAAAATCGGTGTTAGTGTTTGCATCATCGATTAAACACGCTGAAATGATTCTTAATGAATTAAAGAAGCAGGGCCAATCGGCAAACATGATAACAGGAGAAACGCATTCAACGATTAGAGACTTTTTGATTAATGGATTTCGGGCTAACAGTTTTAAATGGCTTGTGAATGTAGCAGTTTTAACCACAGGTTTTGATGCCCCTGGGATTGATTGCGTTGTGGTAATGAGGCCTACCATGTCGAAGGGGTTGTGGTATCAGATGGTTGGGCGGGGATTTCGCCTTGCTCCAGATAAAGAGAACTGTTTGATACTTGATTTCGGTGACAATGCTCTGAGGCATGGTTGCATCGATCAGATCGTTGTTGATGCTCAAGGCATTGAACTTCCAGCAGCTAAAGTAAAGCGTTGCCCTTCATGCAATCTCATACACAGGGTTGGCAATATCATTTGTCCTTCATGCGGTTATTTCAAACCAAAAGAAGAAGAATCTTTGTTTCCAGAGAAACTTTCTGCAAGCCAAACCAATGGCGAGATCCTCGCTGGAAGACAACCAAAGCAGTACGAAATTGTAGCTACTGGATATACAATTTATCGCAAGACTCCAGCATCAGATCCTTGCATACTCGAAACACACGAAACGCTCGAAGGCAAATTAATTCGATGCTATCATTCATTAAAGCATGGATTAGAATTTATAGTTTGGAAATGGCTTAAGTCTGTTGGTGCAAAAGGTTTACCAGATAAGCATTGGAACATGAATAAAGAAAGCTTGCAAATCCAAGAGTGGTTAGATACCATTACCAAACCAACTGCTATTAAAGCACACATAAATGAAAAGGGGTACTATCATATTGATAGTTATTCCTTTCAGAGCAATCGAGTAATAAGCGGGGGAATGGCGAAAGGGTGAAACCACTCCCCCTGTGCTGGGAGGAAGCAGACCCAGCATCATTATCTTAACCAATTTAACAACAAAATCAAAGGAATAGGTGTGCCTTGGAAGAAATAAAAAAACAGGCTTTGCGAGTTCGTAAACAGGGGCTATCAGTCTTCTCGACTAAGGTCGATAAAACCCCAGTAATTAAGCGAACTAACCGCATAGTTGAGCTTAGAGCTAACCCGCTATCAGACCTTGAAATTGAGATAGATTTTAGTCACGCAAATGTAGCAGGGATAGCAATCAACTGTGGCCCAGTTGTGGGTCAGGAAAAGGACTTAGAATGCCTTGATATTGATTGCCCTAAAGTGGCGATTGACTTCTTGCCTGACCTAGAAGCAACCAGCAAAGAACTACACGACAAACTCTGTGGGTGCGTAGAAACCACCCCATCTGAAGGATTGCACATTTTCTACTACTTGCCACTAGGTAAATCAAAGTGCCGTGAATTGGCAGTAATGTCTACTGATAATGGCAAGAGATGGCTTGCCGAAGCTAAAGCAAAAGGATCGACTAAAAAGATTGCTCCACCGTTGATCGAAACAAGGGGGGCGGGTGGATATGTAGTTGGATTCTATTCTCAGGCAGTCTCAAAAATTGATGGATTAGTTAAGCCATATAAAATGATTCATGGAGATGTTGCAACCATTCCAATGCTTACTGCGGATGAACATGAATTCCTTATGTCATTTGCTCAGTCGTATGATCAAAAAGCAGCAAAGAGATTCATCGAGCTAAATAAAGAACCTTACCAGTACAAAGAGATAGGGAAAAAAACTGCCCTTGATCAATGGCGAGCAGAAACTTCTTGGCCCGAAATTCTTCCAGATTCTTACCGAGTAGTTGAGGTCAGGCATGATTACTTCATGGTGTGGCATCCTGATTCGTCAGGGCGAGAGCCTAACGCAATTGCAGGGTGCAAGAATGGTGGTATGGATCGCTATTGGAATTTTAGCCCATTAGATTGGCGATTAAGTCCAAACATCCCGCTAACCAAAGATTATGTTTACTGCATGAGTCGAGGATGGCAACCTGGAAGCAGGGAGTGGAAAACATTCTACGCACAGGTTTTTGCTAAGTATTCAATAGACAAAATTGAAGATGAACCTGTGAACGAAACTAGATGGGATTTCCTTGAAACAACAAGGTCAGGCAAGGTTAAGCAAATCAGAACCGTAGACATTGTGCCTGATGATGCCATTTCTTTTCCAGGTTGGATCGACACTTACATTGACTACTGCATGAGGAACGCACTATACCCAGAAAAGAGAATTGCTGCTGCATCTGCATTAGGTATGTTCTCCGCTTTAGTGGGTCGATCCATCATGGGGCCAAATGAACTTAAGCTTAACCTATATATAGTTGTGCTTGGTTTGACAGCTTCGGGCAAAGACTTTCCACGAAAATTAAACGCTAGAATCTGTATGGAAATTGATAACGCAAGCCTTTTAATGACGAAAGTTGGTAGCCGTGAAGGGCTTGAAGAGAAGGTAATTCAAGGCCCAAAATTTCTCATGGCTGATGAAGGTGCATTCGATCTTGAAAAAGCAAAGTCAGGTGACACAAGGTTCAACGATGTCATGGGAACGATGCTTGAACTGTTCACATCAAACTATATTAAGAGGCGAGCTAAAGCGGGTGATGCGGACTCAGAAAACTTTATTCGCTACCCATTCCTTTCCATTATGACTTCATCAACCCCAGAAGAATATTTTAAGGCACTATCACCTAAGATGCTTCGGTCAGGTTTTTACAATAGGTTGCTGATTTTACAATCTGCAATTCGAGGCAGAATGAATCTTCGGGGTATGTCAGTATCAGAACCTATACCAGAATATTTGGTTGAGGTTGCTGCACGATTGATTGCTATGAATGAAAATCTTGTGCCTGGAGTGATCAAGGAATTCATGGCAGATACTAAACTTGATGCACTTGGAAATGCTCCATTAAACCAGATTGAAAGGGATTCAAAAATACTTCTTCTTGATGAAGATGCGTTAGAATTTTTTCAAACTCAAGTGTGGGAAAACGATGATCTGTATTCCAAGTACCAGAAGAACAGCGAAGAAGAAAAGGCTTCTTCATGTGCTAGACTTCCTGAGTTAGCCTTAAAAATAGCTTGCCTGTGGGAGTTAAGCCAAGACATAAACGCTGATACAATTTCGCTAGCTGGAGTTACCTCTGGATTTAAATTTGTGCGTGAAGTGAATAAGAGGCAGACCGCTAATACAGTCATGGTAAGCGATACAAAGTTTGGTGAAATTACAGACAAACTATTAAACATGATCAAGGATTCATTAAATGAAATTGAACCAGATGTGTATGGTGTAAAGATGATTGATGCTAAAAGACATCTCAGGAAGATCGTACACAGCGGACAATCGGTTGACGATGCAATTCGATACCTTCAAGATTGCGGTGAAATTTCAATCAGGAAAAGCAGAGATGCGAATGGTGCTGGATCAATGTACATCGTTATAAATGACCAATCACCTTCTCGATCCCAATCCGAGGAATCGACATCAGGGCTAAGTTAAAGGCATCTGCAAGGTCAGGAGAGTGCTTGAGTCTACGCTTCATCATGTCTTTAGACTCGACCACTCTTCTTCCGTTTGTATCCACAATGTATACTGGTGTGCGTAACTCTTCCATCATTCTTTCACGCACATGAAGCGGAAGATGACCGATTGAAACCTTGCCCTCCATTGCAAGTTCTGCTGCTTCAAACCAAAGTGCGGATCTCATGTTTGGGAACTCTCTCCACCTTGGTGCTTCACCAGATGAATTAATACCGTAAAACATATAGTCACCTTTGTTATCAACCACACCACCACCTACACCACCCTCATCGATAAGCACAGGAATTTTAAATTGCGATTGCCTTGGTGTTTCATACTTTTGGCAATACTCTTTAATCTTTTCTGCAAACTCTTTTGTAGACAATCCACGGTATTCTTTTGCATCTATAATGCAGCACCCATGTCTGACAACCAAGCATGATCTATCGTCACCGAACCTTGCAGGGTCAGCACCAATCTGAACAACCCAATCTTTATTGAGCGGTATTGGGTCAAGGATTTGTTTGAGTGCCAATGCACCCCATACCGAGTTGATCGCCTTACTTGGGTATCTTCCAAGAACTTGGATATCAAACAGCGGGTCTTCAACCATGTAGTTTCGATCATTGAAGGTAAAGAACCCTGGTTCAGATTCTTCACCTTCTCTAGCGGTTCTACATTCGTTTTTGATGCGGTTCTCTACATACTCATAGTTGATTGCCCCTGGCACAAGATCAGCCTTAAAAGCAACATTAGGATGATCTAAAGCAGACAGGTGGAACACTTTCCAATCAGGAGAGTTCTCAGCAAAATAAGCAGGGCTTGAAGCATCGTATGGATTAAAGATACAGAACCATAAACAATTCTCCTTGGAAGCTGAAAGCATCGACTCTGCTCGTTCCCAGAAGGTTGGTTCAATACCTGATGCCTCATCAAACAAGATGCATAAACCACCAGCGGAGTGTCTTCCTTGAAAAGCATCAGCCTTTTGAGCGGTTAAACCTTGGATGTAATGCGAGGGGTTCTTTTCAAGACGATTAGCCTTGGGCATCCAATTAGGATCTCTTGGTCTAACCCTGCGTAGCTCCTTGAACACACCATCTTTAATCTGCTGGGCAACAGGTGCTGATATCAAAACTTCTGATGGGGTAAAGTGATCATGAAACCATGAAGCGATCACAGCACACAAAAAAGTTTTGCCTTGGTTATGTGCTGACCTAACTAAAACTTTCCTTGCACCATTGGCAACCGAATCAAATATTTCCATCTGCTGGGGGGTCAGGGATATTCCGAGGTATTCGCAATACTCCCCTGGGTCTTTCGGAATCACTATAGTCTTCTGATTCTCCCGATTCACTCTCTTCACTTCTTGGATTTCCAAGAGTTTCCCCTGCAACGCTGGACTCGATAAGGCCTTTTGCCATCTCTTTTGCAAGTTGTTTGTTGAGGAGTTTTTGGAGTTCTTGCTCATCATCTCGTTCCTTATTATTGCGTTCAATTATCCATTGCATGGCTCGCCAGTCTTCACTCCCATGTTCATGGATAACCTGTTGCATGGCAATGGTTGCCTGTGCTTTAGCTTTGACCATCTCCTTTTTATGCCAAGGTTCAAGATCCCTTTTAGAAATCCCAAAGGCCTTCATGGCTAATTTAAAGTCAATTCCACGCTAAATATTTTCCAGCATTTCGTAGAAGCTATCGGAGTCGATCATGATTTTGGAAACTCCTTACCCCCTGGGAATTCAACATTTTCTGGTGTTTCTGGGTCGATCAACATTCTCATAAGCTCAAGTGTCTCAGAGATATAGATCAAACTCGCTGCTATTGATTGGGATGGCTTCCCTTTTTCATACGCAGCAATCGCTTCCACCATCCAGTCTGCCCCAGCTTTATTTAACATATTGCATCCTTTCAAAAACAGGGTAAAATAGGTAACAGTATTATAGCAAAAATCAAGGGGAATTTCGATGGCAGATTTAGTAGGCTCGATACAAAAATTAAAAAGGCTACTAGAAGACCGAGCCAAGCGGGTGGGCAGAGCTACGAATACTAATCCAGCACCTAGCCCAGATATTGAAGCCACCAATAATTCAATCATATACAAACCGCCATCTGCCTGGATGAAATCGCTAGAATACTTCCCTATGGCTAAAGCTCAATCAGGTTCTGTTGTAATGAGGGCTAGAGGCCCAAATATCGGTTATATTTATCCAAGGGTTGGTAAGGCCATTTTCAATAAATGGGTGGCAAATAACTTCCGTGGAGGGTTCATATATTGGTATGCAACACCATCGCTAAAAGACTATTCGATTATTGCTAGGAAAGCTCGACCATTTAGAAGAGGCGGGTCAGGTAGACTTGGTATTGTAGCGGTAAGAAACAGGAAGGTTCGAGGCACAATGTATAACGCAATACCTAAGAACATAAGAGACAGAGGCAGGGCTTCCGCAAGAATCGCCAAGAAAAACAAATGGAGATTATAATATGTACCTAAATCCATACTATCGCCATATTCAAGAAATGAAACGGTTCTATGTCAAATCCGTAACGGAAGAAGACATGGCTATTGTGAAGAACTGCCTAGTAAGAAAAATTCGGGGCGGGAACATGAAAGCGGTAGAACTGTTTATGAAATTCACCGAATGGCAAAAAGAATTAGATGCAGCAGCAGATGCTAGACATGAACTTCAAACCATCATGGGTTCACCTACGGATGGGTTGATGAAATCGCTTCGCCCTGGATCTGTAAATATTTCTACTGGACAGCTTGAAGAAAAGAAACAGGCTTGATATATTAACTTAGTCCGAATGATTCTAGGGCTTGTTTTCGCAATTTCCTGAGACTAATTCCCCTCGTAGTAGAATTGCATCAGAGGGGGAAGTTTCATTCGGACATCCTAATAATCTGTATCAGCCTCAACAAAATCAATTCCTTCTAAAAGCTGATTGTAACTATTTGGGTTCGCTGGCAATTCATCTTCTTCAAGATATTCTGTAAATGTAAAATCACATTTAAAACCAATTTCATAAGGGTTGTCAGGATCATCTGTATTGGTTCCTGTGAATATACAATTCTTAATTCTGAATTTAATTGGACTTAAACTTATAACTTCAGAGTCAGAAAATCGAGCATTGTATCCAAAATATTGATTTTGTGCCTTAGGCATGAATTGATCAATATAGTTGTAAGAAAAACTAAAATAAGGGCTATTCATTGAAAAAAATTCAGAAACATAAAAATTATAATTATAATAATTATACAATCGGTTTGATACGCTAGTCATATTGTCAACATATGAAAGACTACTCATAGTTTTATTTGTTATAGTTGGCAGAATTATTTTGTAATTTCCATCAGCAAGAGATGGCGGGTTATCCGTATATTCGTTTTCAAACAGGTTGCCTAGTGTTTTTAAAAATGATATTACATAACACCCTGGTCTTTGTGATGAATATGGCAAAACTTCATAGTCTTCATCAAGAACTAATTGAGTTGCATCAGGCCCATAAATTTCAATCAGACTTTCATAGTTGTCAACATATTGTGATGAAACAACTATCTTTGGTTTTCCTGCGTAACTAGAATTGTAGTTGAAAATATTTGACGAATTATATGTGCCAGGGACTGATGTTATTAAGATTTGATAGCTGGCATTGAGGCAACCATAATATGGCTTAGTTAAATCCAAATCTGGAACATAGTAAAGTGGAACATCATATATCAAAAACTGGTTGTCAGTTGTTTCAATATAAAATGCACCAATAGGATACAATGCGTAAGGACTTCTTTGGTTAGTATTGTTGTAATAACCTGGAAGAGCTTGATATTGATCAACATATGATTGCCCTAATACGAGATATATTCCATCCTCGCAGTAACCACCTTCATTATTTGGACTACCTTCATAATAAGTTCCAAATGGCTTTATCTCTCTTGATGGATTAGAAGTGTTTAAAACATAATCCAAGGCATTTACAGTAGAATTACCATTATAAAACCAATATTTATTTACATATCCTCCTGTTGGTATTGATGTGGATGAAGAGTTGTAATAATTCCCAAGAAATGCTGCTTCCATGTTTCCATCAAAAACGGTAACTGGTGTTATATAATCTGTGTTTGGGTTATAATATCTAAGAATATTTCCATTAGGATCAGCTACATAAAAAGACCCAGCAAATTGAGTTAATCTTCCATTAGACGGATTTGGTATAGAAAGTTGGTTGATCGCTAAACCAAACCATCCGTCACCAAAACCTTTTTCTCCAAATCTTGGAGGAATTGATTCAACACCAACATACTCTTGTCTTGGATTAATGCCTAATGTGTTTACATACATCTGATAATATTTAGTAGGGTCTATAGTAACCTGTGGGATATTTACAGTCATATACAAACTTGTGCCAAGTTTAAATGCATAGTAATAATAATAATTATAATTTCCATCAATTG